GCTACTGAACCAATACAGACACTCAGAGAAAGAACCTAGAACCTTCCTATAGTAGTTGATAAGTACCGATATACTACCGTTGATAAGTGATACTCCCATAGATAGTCCTAGCACTGTACACTCGAAGAGTGATGTTCTATAGAACGTTCTATATAAATATATTAAGAAAGGTGTAGACAACTGATAAGATAGTTGATAAGATGCGTTCCATAAGACTGATAAGGGATACTCCGATGATAGATATACTATTGAAACATTACTTACTCTTAGTAGGTATAACATGTCTAGTTATATGTATGATAGCTCTACTATACCCTATAGATACTGATAAGGACTCTTGATAAGAGAGTTCCTAGAAATTCCTCAAGAAAGAGGTGTATGGGGGAAGGCTGGACGGGTTAGGTGGGAGAGACCCTTTCACAAATATATGTCAAATTTTGAATTCAACTTATAACTTGCAATCGAACCATTCCCACATAAGTCACCAACAGTATCCTACTGCTTGATCTTAAGATTACCCTTGTACTCTGCTGAACCAACCTCATTACCTTCTGCGTACATACCTTTACCTTGTTGCTTACGGAATATTGCGTACTCTACGGCTGTATCAATGATGTCTTCTGGTAGTGGTTGATCACTCTTAATACCTAGTAATGTTGTAAGTTGCTTTTCAGATAAGAACGGATTAACGGCTGGAACATCTACTTCTTCACCATCAATATTAATACCGACAGTCATTTCAGTAACAACGTTACCTTCTGAGTCGTGTAGTTCTCCATACCAACCTTTACCTTTCTTAGTACCATTTGGTCTATTACCGTAATCCATAGTTCCTCCTTATTTTAAGATGTTAAGAATAACAGCAGCTATATCTAGCGCCTTAGAAGCGCCTGACAGCCCTTTATTAACCTTGTCCTTACCTTTGTACTCCTGAACAGAATTGACAGCCTTAGCGCTCTCTACGATGGTTCCTAGAGTGTTTACTACATTCACTGCATCACTATGCTTGATCTTCTTTAGTGCTGATAGATTTACCTTCATTTAATTTCTCCTTTATGAATAGTACTAACTGCTTAGCAGTATTTATGACTAGCCAATTACGAGCTAGTCTTTCTTTAATTTCCTGTTCTGTCATTTACGACGACCTCCAAACTTCTTAGTAGTTCCTGAACCTCTACGCATACCAGTTTTAGCGAACTTACCGTGTGTATATCCCATAGGATTACGTCTCCATTCCGCAATCTCTTCCTCACGACGTTTAACTGCACCAGCTTCATCGTCTTTAGCTAAGAATGGTGATAGACGCTCTACTAACCGTTGTACACAGTCAGCACGGTCATCATGTACTAAACTACCTCTATCATAGGTAATGTTACCTAACTGATAGAAACAGCTATATTGATTACGCTTTTCCATAGGATGTTGTAAGCAGTATTCCCAATCTTCTTGAATAGCTGAACTTGTCACTACTAATTTATGACGACGAGTCACTGGAGAGATAGTATCAATGATACGACGCTCTTTCTGAGTAGTAACGAAATAATCGTTCACAGCAACGCCTGAGAGAGCGCTGTTAAGCTCCGAATGGGTAACTCCGTAGGATTGTAGCAGTTCAAGGAAATCTTCGTCCTGTGAGCCTTTAGAAGCCTTTAAACGCAACTTCTCAATTTGAGCTACAACTAACTGGGTAACAGTACCGTGTCCCATGTTACGTTCAATATCTAAATCTTTAATACCTGACGTAACCATCTTCATGATAACCTTATTCAAGTTCTCTTCTTTTGTACCACCCTTAAAACCACCTACTGATAGTAAGTAAATATAAGAGTTAGTAGCTGCACCTGTAGCAAATGCAATCTCATCCCCACCTGAACCAGCAGGGTCAATAATCATAACCTTATGTTCGAACGGTACAGACTTATCAGAACCAATACCCCAATACATGCGAAAGGCTGTCATTGCTGGCGTTAATTCTTTATATGCTGTAGTTGGATCACACTTGTACTGAACCACCTCTGGTGCGGAATCTGTACCTGTACCGACTACAGGAATATCTGATAGTTTAATCTTGGTACGCATCTCATCAGATAATGTTGTATCTAACATGTACTGTAATGCAAAACCTTCTGGACCATAATCCAACTCTTTAGATTGTAGAGTCTCTTCTCCGATGTGGTCAGGGTCAGTAGGTTGCCCTCTATTACCTTCGATACCGCCACCTGTTTGTAATTCTGGATTTTCTAATAAACGTTGCATGATCATAGGTGCAATCTCTGTACCTGAACCATAACGTTCTAACTCTTCATTTGTAGGGTAACGACCTGTCCAAACTCGAACACTAAAACCACGACGAGGTAGTTCACGATAAATCGAGTCCTTAGTCTGTGGTGTACCTAAGTACATAATGTCACCATGAATACAGATAGCTGAGAACTCACGAGTCTGTAATGCTAACTTCTCACGCTCTGTTTGAGTCATAGAGTTACGCATAACCTCAATATCGTCCGCTAATAGAAAGTCAGCACGTTTACCTGCTAACTGTGCAGAAATACCGACAGATGATACAGAAGCGGATTTATCAATACCTTTTAGATCACAGTGAATATCGTAGTTCTTAGCACTATCCCTATCACCTCTGGTCGTATCTGGACGCATCCAACATAGTATGTCCCATTGGTTAATGATACGTGTAATAATAAGTGCGATAGAGTCAGCCTGATCACCACCAGCAGATACAATCAAACAACGGTCTTTAGGACGCTGTATAAGTCGCCAGATGCAATATAAAGCAGCTAAGGTACTCTTAGCCTGTCCACGCTGCGCTTGCACCATACGGTACTTATAGCCATGTTGCATGAAGTTTGCAATGTCCTCCTGAATCTCCGACATCTTAAAACCGAGATAAGCCATACCTAGCTCAGCAAAGTCACGGAAACTCAGGAATAACCCTGCAAACATTAATGCGAACATTTCACGATCTTCTTTAGGGATTAACTCTGGTCTATCATTGTATTGAGCAACATGTGCCCGTAATCTTTTAAAGCGTTCTCGGAACGTCGCATCAATCATAACAACTCCTTATTGCATAGGTCCTAACAGATCATCGAATTGACCTGATTCAACTTGCGTTACTAAAGCATCTACCTTCGCACGTTGTGCTTCGGATAGGTCTTTTAATTCTTCTTTTAATTGCGCCATGCCATCTGCATCAGGCGTGGCTGTGATATTTTCATTCTTTAAGAACGTAACGATAACGTTCTTATCAGCAGATGCTAAAGGGTAGTCACCTTCGATAGCATCTTGAATATCTTTAATGAACATATCCACCAATAACTCATGCAGCAAGCATAGACGGCTAACACTAGCACCTGTTTTCTTACCTGCCATAAATCCTCCTATAGGCTCCGTAGAGCGCGTTCAAAGATAATAGCGTACTTAGCTATAAGTTCAGCCTTATCTTTCCCATTAATGATATTACGAGCAGCTATATACTGCTGTTTGTTGTACTTACTCACTGGACGTTTACGTCGGAATCCAAGACCTGTGAACCAACCATTCAACATACCTTTGATAGCAATCTGAATAGCAATTAAAGGTTCTAGCGCTTTCTCAGGATTCTTAACCAGATCAATTCCAATAAGTTTACCAATACGTCCATAATTTTCCTCCCAAGTTAATTGTACATAACCATAACCGATGTATGGGTAGTATTTCTTAGATCGAAGATAACTATCAGAACCAGCTTCTTTAATAGGTTGCATAGTTCGATAACCACTTGGTAAACCCGTCTCATGATAAATGGTAGCTAGTAAATAAGCTGCCTCTGGATAAGTTAAACCATACTCCGTAGCTTTCTCCACAATAAAGTTTATTGCATCTACTTGAGTTTGATCTAACTTACCTCCAAATAGTTCACTACGGATAATACTAAACCCGTCTTTAGTCAGAATCATTTGAAACCTTTCCTTCTAAGTATTGCATAGTTCGTACTGTACCGTACCAACCAATAAAGCCAGCTACTACGTGAGCAGCGCCAGCAGTTAATGTTTCAGGTACAATGATACCTGTTAATGTTCCTAAGAAACTCATACCTACTAATGCGATAGCTGTAAAGATACCACAAAGTAGTGCTTCAATAAATGAGAATTTATTGTCCTCTTTCTTAGTTCGTAGTAGTGCCACTACAAAAGATGTAGCAGCAGCACCTACGATCAATTTGTCTAAGCCTGACCATACATAGATCAGAACTACATAGAACTGATCTATGATGTTCATGTATCCTCCGTTGTTAATAAGTAGTTATACTATAAGTATAGTTGGAAGCTATATGCTTTAATCTATAGCTAATGACTTGCCAGAAGGCACTAGGGTTTAATAAAACTAAAGCGGTTGAAAATCACCCCAAACATTACCAGCCCTAACACGGCGGAGTACAACACCGTTGTAATTTGTCAAGTAAGCCATTAATGTTCCTTCCCCATTACCCGCATGATAAAACTTAGCCGAACCCCAAGCATCTGGATATGTTGCTGATAAATTTGCGCCTTGAAGTCGGTATTCTTGCTCGAAAATACTATTATTTGATACAAACGCATTAGCAATATTGTATGAATTATTGACGGCAATTATCCCTGCTGAGTAACCATCACCCCCAGATTGCACCCATTTTATAGCGTTCGGTGCATCACCGTTTACAATTCTGTTCGATTTATTATTCCAAGCTGACCAATTGACAGTATTTCCATAAGCCACATTGTCAAACGTGTAAATCAAATTATCATAAAATCTATACGCTCCGCTTGCATCAATAAAATCCCCATCAAGTTTTTTAGTGAATTTTGCTTCAACAGTATTTCCGATAAATTGGCTATTCGTACCTAGTTTTATTTTTTTATCTTTGATTCTGAATCGGCAATCACTAAAACGAAAACTATGTTCCCCACAATCAACGATCATTGGATCATTAGGTTCCGCCAAAGTAATTAAAGAAACGTCCTTGTCATCTGTAATAAAACAATCATTGAAAGTCATCATACGAGAGGCATCCAGTAACCAAGTCGTCCCACCAGTCTCTCGAAGAATCTTACCGCCGATCAAAGTACCGTTGAAAGTCACAGCCGTAGACGGGTTCGCCCCGATTGCACCACACTCATATGCTGCCCCGAAAGGGTTTACGGTCTTACCTTCGGCAATAACTCTCCCACCGAAAAATTGAATATTAGATACATCAAAATCACCCATTAAATTAAACAAGTGCACATCATGACCCGCATTTCCACGAATTTCCGTATTAATAAAAGATATATCCGAAATAGGTCCTAACTCATTCTCAAAATCAATACCTGCACTCGGCGCACTCATAATGCCAGCTTGACCAGTGTAATTAAATTTACATCCGATTCCTGTAAGCCCACGAACTCCACAAACTGATAACCCTTGTCGTCCATTGTATTCAGAATGAACCGATTCCATGAGGATGTCATCTCGTGAATCATTAGAACCAGATAACTTGCCAATGTACACACCATCAAGCAGCATGTGATGAACACGCACGTTTTTTAGTATGTTTCGCTTTCCTGAAATTAAACGGATACCATAATTAGGGATTTGCCAACCATGATCGCCGTACTTGTCGCCGATGACTGCGTTCGTGTTATTCCCGTCAATTTCTAAATTTTCGATAATAACATTTTGACACGCAGTGTTATTAAAAATACTATCGAACGGGGTTTTATTTATTCCGTTAAAAACCCCAAATTGAACACCGTCAATCTGTTTAATAACAGCCCCACGCCCATCAAAGTGGAAATCGTACATTGGATTTGCATCCAAGTCTGGAACTCCCCAAATATCAAACAAAATCCCTAAATTTACGCCGACTTGCCCAATTAGGTAAACACCTGTGGTCATTGTCATTTTTTTTATGTTGTTATTCCGACAGCTTTCAAATACTCGTTTTAATTCAACATGTTGTGCTGTGTTTAGGTCTGGAACAGCACCCCCATCTGTGACATCTAGTGAGCCGTTATGTTGCCTACACCACCCATTAAAAATTACAACACCGTCGTTCAGGCTTGCTTTTGATGAATCGTAAATAAACAGACCCCCACCAATAGGTCCGCGATAGACAGCTTCAACAGCCCAACCAGCGTGATATGAAATGACATGACGTACCCACCCATCCTGTGGGTTTTGAATACTAAGTAATTCATCTATAGACGCCACACGTACCACAGCACCACCAATAAGATTAGCAGCTTCCTCCGCAGCATCAGCAGCCTCTTGAGCAGCTTCACTAGCTACTTGTGCTTGTTGCAAAGCTTCTTGTAAACCATGTACTAATGGTAATACATCACCACGTAGTTTAATAAAACCATCACGTACCTCTTGCTGAGAGTGTACGATCTGTCGAAAATCTGCATCCACATTCTGGTCAATGAATAACGCACCAGCATCAAAGATGTACTTCATCTTATCAATATCTGTTTCGCGTTCAATACGAACTGTACCTTCGGGAATAGCAGGTTCAACTTTTAGAGTAACAGCATTAACTTGAGATACAGTGTACCCCAAGTCTTCGACCGCTACATCATTAAGAAAGACATGTACAGCATCATACTTCTCATCATATTCAAAACTGATAGGGAAAGTATCTGTAGGTGTAGTCACCACTGTCTCTGTAAATGATCGTAGTATATTCATAAATTATCAATCCTCAAAAGCTAATGCCAAAGCATCTAACAATACTGCTGAGTTAGCAATACTGTTTTTCTTTAGCGTAATTAAGTCGGGCTCTCCTGTAGCCAATTCACTCACAAAATTCCATGTCTTACCTAATGGGGCTAAAGCTGTTACTGAGCTTTGATCTACGCCCCCAATAAGCATCTCTAATGGGTAGTTCCAAGAACCTAAAGCACTCATAGTCTTAACCGTCATCTTAGCAAGGTCCTCATCAGGCTCCTTACCATTACGTACATTAATTGCTGCACCTACTAACATTGCTGCTGGCATTTGTGCTGTCATGAGTAGAGCAAGACCTACAGCCCCATCACGGTTTAATGTACGACGCAGTACCTTCTGTTGCATAGCGAATGCGTAGCGCATATACGGGAATACAACCTTACCCATAGTACTATGCTCAAGGATACTAGGTATCTCACCCTTCTGGATGTTGAATGCTAGGTTATCAGACTCGTTGAAAATCTTCTGTTCAAGAGCAACACGAGTAGCGTTAGACCAAGAGTCAATATTACCGCCTTTAGTTTTCCATTCAGTTTGGATAGCATTAAGCAGTTCATCAGACACCTTCATCTTATTCTTCATGTATTTAATATCACGAGCATTACCATTAGCAACACCACGTAGTACATCACCATACACACCCATTAACATACCAATCTGGAATCGTTTGAGATACTCAGATAAGTTTAGGAAACGTGTACTCTGACTGTAGTACTGAGCAGCCTCATGGATACCGTTAGATACAGAATAACCATCTGAGTAATGACTCATGAAGTTCTTCCATCGTGAAGGTGCAATAAGTTTACCTGTGAAGATGTCCTCCAACGTCTTAGCCTCAGTAGTACTGAATCCTTTCATACCTTTAACAGCAGTCTTTAGACCACGATAGATATGTGGGAAGCTACGTACCACACCAGTCTTGTAAACCTGTGTAGCTACGTCGATAATACCGTATAAACCTGAGTTAGCTAATAACATCATATCTGCTACTGCTTGAGATGTGCGTAAAGCTTCTGGTGCAGCCTCACCGATAGGACGACCTAATAAGTCATCACGTACAGCTTGAAAGAACTTACGTGCTTTCTGCGGGTCTTGCCCTTTAGGTAATTTATCTAAGTATGAGGTTAATAGATTATCTAACTCTGCCTCAGACTTAATACCATACTGAGCTAAACCGTTACGAGCAGCCATACGTCGTGAATACTCCTCAAGATTACCAAAGGTACTAGAATCTGTTAAGTCTTTCATACCGAATGTTTTACCAGTACTAGACTTATACGTCATATTCCAATCCCAATCCATACGCTTACGTAGGTTCTTAGGTTGACCTTGTGCATCTTTAGAAGCCTCAAACATACGGGCAGTTACACTACTAGCATCCTCGTTACTTAAACCTGCACGGGTAAGTACATCATGAATCTGCTCCTTAGTCATACCTGTGGTTGCTACCTCAGATAAGTTCCGAGCAGCATCACGTTGTGTCTGTAAGAAGTGTTGCCCAACTTGCTTTTCAGTTAATCTGAAATTACCTTTAGGGTTTAACAGTTCAGGGTAGATACGGGTAATCTGCTTACCGTAGAAGTGAGCAATATCATCCCACGAACCTAACTTACGATTTTCGACTGCATCTAATATACGATCATAACTATGACGTACAGGCATATAAGTACTACGACGTACAATCTGATCAGCACCTTCTGCTTCTAAGAATCCTACCGCTTTAGCATCATCTAATACGCGTGTAGCAAAACCTGAATCAATATAGGTTCGCATAACACGTTGCATACTTGGATGTGACTCAACAGTATTAATAAGTTGCTTGATAGTTGCATCGGAAGGTACTTGACCTAATTGCTCTGTTAGCTCTAAGACTTTAGCATCTAAGCGTTGCATAGACGCTTGGAACTTCTCCATTGTTTCTTGTGTGGCTTTACCATACGATCCGTTATTTCGAGTAATAGGATTAGGTTTAACCAATGTAATTTCAGCTACGGCATCACTTAAATCTTTCTCTACACCAGCTAAACGCCATGAGTAGTTATTTAAGTAAGCTGCTTGTGCTGTGGCTACATCATCACCGTTGTTGTGTACACCTGTTAATAAACGATTAACCAGTGTTGAGTTATCACCTTGAGTCAAATAATAAAGCTTATCATAAGAACTGGATAACTCTGCTAACCAACCATGTTTTTTAATTACATCAGAAGGTGCTCCACTCGGTGTACTAATAGGTATAGACGTAGATTTAATAATATCTTCTTTAGCAGCCTCTAAAGACTGTTGTACATGTGGCTCGATAATATGATCTGTAGAACCTAAACTTTTAAGTTCAGCACTAATAGCATCATCAAGATGTTGCGTTGGTTTAATAGCACGTAAACCAGCACCTAAACCAAACGTAATGGAATCCATAAAACGCTCGTCCTCGGATCGAATAGATTGATCCTCTAATGCTACGTTTACACCATACGCTGCACCTGCTGCTGTAGCTGCCTGTGCTGCACGTACACCAATCTGAGTCATACGTGAACCTTTAGCTGCCCAACCTAAATATGGAATGGCTGCTAAAGGTAAGTCGATGTCGATAAGACTAGCTGCAATACCTGTAATAGGATTCTCTGCTAATGCTTTAGCATCTTCACGTTTAGACACGATACGCTCTGTACGACTTTTCCAATCTTCGTAATTTACTGCTTTGTTAAGGTATTCCGCTTCGTCTGCATGTTGCATACCCCAATCTTTAAAGAACTGATCTGTAAATTCGTCAGGTGTAAAGTTAGGGTCACGGTCATATCTTAATTTATCCACACCACTACGTAACCAATCTCGTCCAGTAGGTGCAAATCCTGCGATAGCTGTATCCAATATAGATGGAGGTGTTTCTCGCTCTAAGCTCTCTAACTGCTGAGTTTCAGTAGTAAGGTCAACTTCATCAGCTTGACCTTGTGGTTGTGTGTTTATAACATGTTTAATTTTAGGTACATTACCAGAAGGAACAATAGGTAGTTCAGGCTGAACCTCTGGTAACAATTTAGATTCTTGCGTTCCTGTAAAAAGTCCAGCCATAATATCCTCCTATCGTTTACCTTGTGCTGTAAAATGTTGACGTAGTGCGTCTCTGTAGAAACGGTTACGTTGATGTTTCTCTCGTTTGTCTTGTGTAGCACCACCTGCTGAATAGATAGGCATACTCTTAAGAATACGTAACCCATCTGCATATGTAGGTGCGTTCATAGCTCGTGTAATAGTATCTGCTGCACCACCACCACCATGCCACCATGCATCTGCTAATAACATAACAGATTGTTTATACTGTGGAGGGTAAGGTGCTGCTGTAGGAATAGGTACACCAACTTTAGCTAGACGATTACCCATACCCTTAAAGTATTCATTGAAGAAGTCTGCTTCAACTTTCATAATACCTTGTGGATCGCCTGCTACTGCATCAAATTTAGCTTTCCATTTAGGATGCTTATCCATGCGAATACCGTGTCCATATACATTACCTGAACTTGCACCACCTACACCTTTAACAAAAGATTGTTGAGTTGCGAAAGATTCGAATGTATTGAAGTTACTTACTAGTTGTGTAGCTAAGCCAATATTACCGTTGAACATACCTGCCATGTTAGCTGGGATACGGACGGTACTTGTACCACCACCAATACGCTTAAGTGGGAATGTACCTAGACTACCGTTACTATTGATAGTAACAGGTCTAGCACGACCACCAGACATAACACCACCGTAGCGACGCATATTATCACCATATAACGTATTTGAAGGTCCAGTAACTAAACCACCTGAGTAAGTCTTAGTAGCAGCTAGTTGCTTACTACCACGATTACTATACTCCTTAGCCATATCATTACGTAGACGGTTCATTGTAATCTGTGCGCCTTGCATACCAGCAACACCTGACACGTTTACTAACTTACCTTCTTTGTCATAAGCTTGGAAATATAAACCTGTACCTCCCTCATCAGAAGATACAACAATATCCTCTGGTCGAGTCTTAAGGCTCTTAGCAATCTCTTGACGGTAATTATCTACCACTACACCTAACAGATCAGAACTTAAAGGAACACCATTATCTGACTTCATACCTTTCACCACATTAGCAGCATTAGGTGTTAATACAGTACTCGCATAACCTTTAGGTGATTTCTGTAGCATACCTAAAGCCTCCATGTTAGCCATAAGAAGTTCAGGACTAGCTGTAGTAGTACTCGGTGCTAACTGGAACTTACCAGCTTTAGCAGCAATAATAATAGCATTGAGTTGTGAATCCTTAACAGCAGATTTCTGACTATTCCAGAAGCCACCACCATGACCACGACTAAACCATTTATCTAATTTAGTAGTATCGGCTGTTAATGCAGTTGTCGCTTTATCAATGTTCTCATAACGAACTTGACGATTAACTGGATTACGTACTAATTCACGAGCATCAGTCATACGACCACCATTACGCCATAACTGCTCTACTGCTCCACGATATTCCTCTGGAACACCTGCAAGTAACTGTGCAGCACGTGCTGGGTTTGTTTGTGAATAATTGCGGTACATACCTGCCATTGTATTAAATACTTGTTCACGGTTCTTGTAGTAAGGGTCTTTCTCAGCCTCAGCTTGAGTCATACCCATAAAACCTGTAAATTGTGAACTAGCGTATTCAGCACCTTTCTTAGCTAATTCTGGTACATCTGTCTTACCTGAGAAGGCATGGTTAATCATTGCCATACCACCTTTTAAAACGTCACCATTAGCTTCTCGTAGATGCTTCTGTGTCCAAAGGTTTACAAACGTATCCTCACCCTTACCTGTACTTGCAATAAAGTCGATCATGTCAGGGAATTGATCAATAGTGTTAATATCAATATCCGCATTCATAACCTTATTATGTTGAGATACATAAGAGTTAGTTAGTTGACGAGTTAAAGCTGTCTTCTTATCTTCACTCAAATTAGGGTTACTATAAATAGCATGTATCTGTTCATTATAGTCATCAGAATCTAACGGAATCTCACCTACCTCAACACTAGCAATATACTCAGTCACTTTACGGTCAGCCATAGTATCATTGTAGTTAGTAATCCCTACGTGAATATCATCAGCAATCTTGCGTATACTTGTAAGAGTATCTAAATCTACATACCCTTTAGTATAAGCATGATCTACCATACCACGTAGTTTATTTACCACTTGATCTGCACCTTGTGCTGTAGGATCAATTTGCTGCCCGATAAACTTAAACGCACTTGCGATTTCATCCTGTGCTGACTTAGTAGCTTCTTCTAATGTTAGATTAGGATCAGCAGTCATCTTAGCAGCTACAGAACGATTCACATACGAATACGTAAGTACGTCTAATTCATCACCACTTAACTCTGTAGTACGTAATGTGTTTACATAGTTAGCTTGTAATGTTAATGTACTTTGGTAAGCTTTGTCGATAGCAACACGTTGTTGTGTGTCCTTGATAGTTTTCTGATAAACAGCGTTCTCTTTTAAACCTTCCTTATAAAGATGCTCTTTAAAGTCAGCATCAAGATCACTGTTATAAATAGCGTCCGTGTATTGAGTTAAGTACTCTTTACCCACTTGGTACATCTCGTCTGAGCTTGCACCATTATCTGCCATCTCTTTGATACGTGCATTGAATTGTTGAAGTTGCTGTGCTTGTGTAGCTACTAATTTCTGGTACTCTTTACCCTGATTATAGTATTTACCATCAAGCCAGTTCACCTCTCGCTGTACGTCATTCATTTGATCACTACGACCTAATGCAATGAGACGATCCGCATTCTCCTTATTATATGTTTGTAAAGCTTTATCCGCAGCAGGTAATATGTCTTGCATAAAGCTACTCAATGCATTACCTTCTGCTGGACGTTCGATAGCTTGTAAATTACTTACTTGTACATCACGTACATTTGGCATCTGAATTTGAGTAGCCATATACCCTCCATATTACGCTGTTAATGATCCTGCTGAGCTTGTACCCATAGCAGAACCAGATTTACCGAATGATCCGAAATCGGATAATCCTGATAAACCACCACCTGTGGAACTCATTGTAGTAGTTCCTGTAGAACCACCTTTATATTGTTTGTACATATCCATACCTTGTTTAAACATCCCTGCATAATCTACCTTAGATGTCTCAGCCTTACTACGACGTAAAGAACCTGCTGCACGGTTTACAACCTCATTAATTTGAGTGTTATAGTTATCCACACCAACTTCCCAGTCGATCCACACTTGTCGTGTAGCTTGTTGAACTTGTCGATCTAAAGTACTCTTAAGAGCATCCGCACTTGCCCCAATAATATCTGCTGCACCGAATGCTGCATTAAATTGAGAAGCTGCCACCTGACCTTGTGTCCGATAAGAATCAAGTGCTTGGGATGTACGTAAGTTCTCTACATTACGTTGACGATCCATATCAAATAACGTAGAACCTAAGTTATGTACCACTTGTTTGTTGTATGCTTTTAAGGCTGCTAAATCCTTATCAGGGGTTAATAATCCTAATACGCCTCCGATAATACCACCATAGGCTGCACCATAAGGACCGAAGTTACTCCCGATAGACATACCTGTCTGAGCGCCTTGCATACCTCCTTGCATATTCATAGCCATTATAAACGTCTCCGTCCTCTGTTTGGTACACGGATATTATAACTAGCACTAATGATGTTTAATTCGGTTGTACCTTTAGTACGTATACTAAACTCAGTGGAACTCAATAACGTACCACACGGGAATTTAACATCACTAACTGTATTTACTCGCGTATACCCTAGTTGTGCTTCTGACCAAGCCTGTGCGGATGTTTCACCATCAAACACATCACCATAGGCATCAGAAACATGATACTCAAACTCACCCGTACCTTTGAATGTCATTGTAAGATCAACCACTGTACTATCACTCCCAGCAACTACGCGACCTTTATCATCTTTAACAAAAGGAGGTGTTAATGTGAGTGAACTTTCATAAGGTACACCTAGATAAATACGTCCATTGAATTGACACTTAATCTTAGTACCTTCGATTTCATATTGAACCATAGCATGACGCATAGTCTCAGAACTGTATACCGCAGCTACTAACTCGCCATCTGGTAGGAACTCAGGTAATGTACCTTCCCCGTCTACAATATCTACGTATTGGTAAATGTCTAAGAATGGGATAGGTTTATTGTCTAGTTGGTTCAACTGTACGTTAATAGTACCAACCACTAAATCATCACCCACATCCATAAATAATACTAAGTACTCTTGTAGAAATTGTACGTGAAGCACATCATAAGGTAACTCCCATTTATGGAAGCTCATTAACGGACGATCTTCACCTGCCCATAAGTACTGGTGTACAAGCAACTCTTTTTGGTCAGAACCGAACACTGCCATATTATCAGTAGTACTACCTGTGATTGAAGTACAAACACCTGTAGCATATAACGGGATATGGTCTGCTAAGTTCTGTGCATAGTACTGTGCATCTGAGTAAGCATTAGGGATCATCTCCCCAACTTGGTAGTAATCTGTACCACGTTGATATGTATAATACAAACTACGTGATACGACCTGTGGTTCACTAGCCATACTAATGTTAGCTTTTGAACTTGGATAGATAACAGCCGTCTTAGGTGTAAGTACAGTACTGTTGGCTGGGATAACAGCTTGTTGGTTCTGAGCTAATAAAACTAAATCTTTATTATACGGAACAGCATACTCAAACTGTGCAGCGCTCAAAGCAGTACTAGACACCTCAATAGGATCATCATCCTGTAATTCCTCTACAGTGGTACGCATATATACATTAAAGTCTGCTGTAGCACTCATATTAACGTATGAACCACTAAGCAGTACTAAACGTGATTGGTATGCACTAATACCTGTAATACCAAAATCCACAAACTTAGGTAATGGGTTATTATCGTCATCACCTGCTGTACGTGGTTGAATATCTAGGCTTTTAACTTGGATAGTATCAGTATCATCAAAGTACCAGTAAATAGGTTCGTTAGTGAACTTATATGGTTCTTCATATACACCACATTCTTTCCAAGTACTTGTAGTAGCGTTGTATTGATAATAAGCGGAGTTACCTACTGTACCTACCGCAATAATATACTTATCTAAGATGTCAGGTAGGTTAGCAATGATGTCCTGTTTACCTTGTACACGACTGGAATTACTCGTCTGAATATAAGTACTACCTGTACCAGACTCAATCACTAGCAAGTTTGTATCTGTATCAGACTTAGCTTTAAGTGCAACTGTACTACCCTCTCGTACAACGTCATAACGTGCGTTAAGAGTAGTGTCTGCTTTAATCTTATTCTCAATCTCAGTAGCTACCCATTCAGGAGTAGCTTGCGAGGCTGTACTACCTGACGTACCTACACTAAAGCTCACGGTATAAGAACCTGATTTGATGTCTACTGAATACATCTTAGAGAACTGACCAGAACGAATACTGATATAACCCATTGTACTTGGATTAGGTGTTGGGTTAGTACCACCCGTAGGTGTCTTAGTAATAACTTGTTCTGTATTTAATATAAAACAATTATTACGTGAGACTGTACTGCGGATACTAGCCTTACCATTGGAGGCTTTAAGATAATCTGTTTGATGTGCTTTAAGTAGAGAACCATCAAAATTATAAATCTTCAAAGTACCTGTAACCGTGTCTACGATCATGATGTAATTAACACCGTTGATGTCAATTAAACGTATATAGCTACTATTAGGAATACCTGCTAACTTGGTTTGGAATTTAACCCCACCACGTCTACGTAAACCTGTTACAGCATCAGATAATAAATTAAGCTGTGCGCCTAATTGCCCGTCATTACGCTCTTGAGGTGTTTGCTGTGATACACCTTTCAAGAATGACGGGTACACTCCCTCAAGAATCATAATAACTCCTATCGTCTTAAATATCGTTGAAAGCGACTACGACGCATAGCTGCGTCATTACTATTCCATTTACGATTACGCATGTTCTCTTGAACTAATAATAAACGGTTAGCTTCTTTACGTTCTGTCATAAGTTGAATAGAGTTCTCCATACCATAATCAGAGACGTATACTTCGATACCTGCTAAATACGTAATGTACTGTGCAGCATATTCTGGTAGTTCTTCAAATGGGTAATCATAGATAATCTTAACTTTAACAGGTCCAGTAAAGTACCGTGTGTCATTATCAATATCATACAGTTTAGGACCACGTTTAGCTACACGTTTGGTAACACCATAAATAGCTAATGTATTAAGCGGTACATCAATTGTCTTGTCTGTGTTTAACAATAGTACCTTATTAGGAACTTCGTTAAACCAGTGACCCTCTGCAAGTACACTCTTACGTTGGCGATCAATAGCTGCAACGATACGAGATACTGTAGGGTTCCGTGAATCTTCTACACGCGTAATAACATGCTGTCCTAAATAAGGTAGGATAGCATTTACAGCTTCAAGTAGAGTCATAAGTACATCCTCCTTGTTATGTTGATTTACTTTAAGATATGATATTATGCGTAGCTAGCCATTACGCTTGTACCCACACTGCAAGGTTATTGCAATCATCATTGTTTGAATATCATACCTTAAAGTAAACCCTTTCGAGTTTACCCAGCAGGTGTAGTGTTAGTTTTAATAACAGCTACATCAGCTTTAATTGTTGCTGTGTCAGTCTGAACAGTACCGACATATGTTTTGATTGTATTTGTGTTTGTATTAATAGTTCCTACGTTAGTCTTAATTACTGCAACCGCAGTCTTTATTTCATCAATAGAAGCTTTAATAGCACCCAATTGTGGATTAGATGAACCACCTGTAATAGCTTCTGAAACAATCGGTGGACCAATAGCACCAGCCATATCACCTCCTATTACTCAGCTTTAGCTGCTGTCTTAGAACGTGTTGGGGCTTTATCCTGTTCTTCTATCTTAGCTTGTAATGCACGTACCTGCTCTAATAACGCAGCCATTTGTGCTTGTGTATCTGCGATAACTGTATCGTCAGAAGTTTGAGTTAATGCTAAAGATACGATTGGTTCACATAATGCACCTGCCATAGTTTGAATCTCCTAAGTAGAAAGGAGAGCCATTAAGCCCTCCATGTTATTATTATTAAGGTGTAGTTTGTTCAGTAATACGAACAACACCAACTGTGTCTGGACGACGTACATCTACAGTGAACATAGAGTAGCAGTCAAGAATCTTAGACTTAGAACGTGGATCATACCAAGGCTCAACAGTCCATTCCTGAGCAGTTACAGTCACGAGAGATAATGCTTTAGAGAAGATGATCATACGACCTTTAATCTCTTCCGCAGTTACGTCGAATGCGTTACCATTTTCAGTGGTAGATAAACCGTGACCAGTGATAGCTGCTGTAGGGAATGCAGTATTCTCTACTACAGGGATACCGTTCACTTTAACCACACGACGGTTAGCAAAGTCACCGTTTTCTGCTGTGTAGTCCTTATTGATCAACTTAGGATGATGTAACAACGCTGAGAACGTATCTACGTCAACTAAAGTAACCATGTCCTGTAAAGGTACACGACGTTTAGCTAATGTATCACGAGCTTTAGCGTGAGCTTTAACAAGTGCAGAAGCATTTTGCTCTAATTCTGCATCAGTTAAGTTATCACCACCTTTGATTGTTACAGGGACGAAGAAGCCGTCGTGGAACTCACCATGCTCTTTCAAGTGCGCTGGTGCTGTCCAAGCTGGGGCTTTCTGTAAACGGATGATATGTGCTTGGTCGTACTCTAAACCAAAAGTAGTACCGTTGTTACGTCCCATCTCAGTCCAGAAGCTAGGTGCAGTCCATTCATCCATCTTATCGACAGGGTTACGGATGTAAAGCATAGCCTCTACAACTACGTTAAGTTTATCAGACTTAACACGTTGATCCAGAATGTCTTCACCAGATTGACGATACAATGCTTGAGAAGCACCTAAACGATCAATACGGATTTGGTTAGAACGTTCAGCCACAGATTTCTGTGTTGACAACGATTTGAAAATTTGTGTATACTCGAACTGAGTATCTACCGTACCTTCATAAATTTCTAAATGTTGGTCGATATTAGATTCATCACCACCCCAATGAAATCGTGTTGAACCATCTGCGAAGTAATTAGCACCTGCCATATTATAAATCTCCTATTAAATACCTTGTTGTTTACCTAAAGCACGACGACGCTGTAAATCAGCAATCTTTAATTGTGCTTCTTTATTTGAGTATAATTGATGTCCATATTGACGATCTAATTTACCCCACTCGACCAAGAACTCTTGGTGTGACATAGCTTTACCACCTGTACCACCAGTGCTACCATTGAGTAATACACCATTGCTCGAATTGACTAACCCAGTACCGCGAACATGGTTCATAATAACTTGGATAGCTTCATCTTGTTTACCGATACTCTCAAGATAGATAGCGTAACCACGTACATCTTGAGGTGCGGATGTGTTAAAACTGTTAATAGCTTCTTGCCATTGCTCAGCACCACCAGCAGCAGCATGTGCTTTCTGTACTATCTGTGCTTTAAGTTGTGTAGCATGTTGATAAGCTGCACGAGCCGTAGCTACCACCTGTGCTGCAATATTAGGTTCTAAACCTTTAGTTAATGTTGCAATATCAATTAAGTCAGCATTACCGTACTGTACAGCATTCTTAATAGCTGCTCCGAATGCTTCTTCACTTAATCCAGCATTAGCCGATACAACCTTAATGCTAACATCCAACGGACTATCACCTGCGAAATCTTCTGGTGTATATACCTTAGCTGGTTGAGTAGGCGTTTTATCTTCAACTGGTGCAGGCGTCGGATTAACTTGTGGTGCTTGGTAAGCTTGATTCTGTGGGAATCCGAATTGACCCTGATTAAAGTTAGGATTAAATTGCTGTTGGAAGTTACCTTGACCACCTTGATTAAATTCTTGTGATGCTGGATTACCTTGCCCACCTTGTGGTGTATTTTCTTGAGGGTTTCCTTGACCACCTGTATTAAATTCACTCATAAACACTCCTATTGAATACCTGCTGCCAATTGAGCAGCCTGTGTATTTTCTAATTGATTACCACCTAACTGTGCGCCAGCTTGTTGTATTACTTGTTGTCGCTGTGCTTCTGCTGCACGTTGTTCTTCCATAGCCTTAGCTCGCAGTTCTTCTTCACTGTATGTAATCTCTGAAATATCAATACCATTAGAAAGTAGAATCTTATCTACAATAGCATCAAGATTAAATCGTTTACTTACTTGTGAGAATACTTGAGCAACTGTAGCAATCTCATTTGCTGCTACTAATAAAGCTTGGTTCTCTGAACTACGCGATAATGCTTGTAAACCAGTTAGAATATTTAATTCTATTTCTTGTCTATCAATCGCCTGAATAAAGTCTTTACGAACTTCATAAAGTAATAGATATGCTAAAGGTAAGTGCATATTCTGAGATAGTTGTGAGTATACACCACCGAGGACTTGCTCTGCTTCATCAGCATTACGTGCAATCTCATAGGCTGTTACACGATCACCTTCTCGCATATTACCTGTGTACATGAACGCTACGTTTAGTCGTTGCATAATAGCTTCTAAACCTAACCGAATCTCATTCATCTTTTGGAATGATCCAGATTCATAGTTCTGTACAGCATTAACGTTACCACTAATCCAATCACCGTTACGTGAGTTCACAGCAGATTCTACATCAAAACCACCTTGTGCATTATACACATGACGGATAATTAATGACTCGATCTGGTACTCTGTTAAACCTTGTGAGAGTTCAGATAACTTAGCAAAGTCACCTGCGTACTCCTCTACGTAACCACGACCATAAGCATCACCATTCATATAACTCCATGTTACAGGAATATATGGGCATAGCTTATCTCGATAGATTTCATAGTTTGGTAAACGTACACCATCTATTTCTTGTGTAATCTTCCATGAGATTACTCCATTGATATTACGCTTACGAATTCTAGTATAAAGATCAAGGGTCTCGTCCTCGTTACGATCTTGTAGTAGTTCCTGAGTCTCAGCATCTAATTCCCGATAACGTTTAGGTTCTCGTGTGATGATCTCAAGTACTTCCCCTACATTGTTGCGTAGTAATGCATAATTCTTTAAACTAAAAACACGTAGGCGATTATCTCTACGAAGTAATAAAACTTCACCAGTGATAATAAGTAAACGCAGTGCTTGCACAATCTGTGCATAAGATGCGTTAAAGAATAAACGACGACAAGCTTTGTTCTCTAAGTCGATAAGGGTACTTGTACCACGCTTATCAACTAAGTCTTTCAACTCTTGACTAGGTTCGATTCTAAAGAAAGATGTGCTTACGGGAAATAACGTACTCGCTAAACGTGACGCTAACCGATTCACTAGATATGCACCTACACTTTGGTAATCATGCTCAATCTCAGCATTTCCATTATCTACCGTAATCTCACCTGTTGGGAACACGCTAGGTAGAGTCCAAAGTGCATACATTTCTAATCTTGTTTTTAAAGAATCGTCCGTGTATTCATCGTACAAAGCTCGAATAGTCTTTGTAAAATCATTTCCTTTGGACTTCATAAAACCTCCTAATAAGCATTAATCCCTAAGCTTGAATAACCACCTGTGGGTCGTTTCTTACGAGGACCGTCTGCACCCGTAAAGGTAGTACCTCCTGTATCATCAAATTGTGTTACTTCTTTCTGTTCGTTAGCCTGTTGGAGTTTCTGAGCTTCTGCTTGACGACGCATTTCTTCCTCATACTTCTTTCCGAGGTCATCCTGCCCACCAATACCAAATATACTCATAACACTACCTAAAGCTTTACTTAACCAGCTCATCGTTTAATCTCCTTACGGACCACTGTAGGACCTTGTTGGTTAATTAATGTTTGTATCTTATACATTACACTACGTTGACCAGCTTTATAGATTAATTCTTCTGGTGTAAGTAGTTCTGTATTCTCTGCAAAACAATACTTATCTAAGTAATCATATTGCTCTTGAGTGAATAATGGAATGTCTCTTGCACTCATTCATTCTCTCCTTCTATAAGTGTAACTTCAAATAAGGTTCTTCCCTTCTATAAGTGTAACTTCAAAAAAAAAGCCCACATGCTCAAGGCACATGGGCTTAGTATTAACCAAACATATAACGGGATTTAGAAATTTCCGATAACTCTAAGTTACCTGTAAGTGGTGGTGTGTACTCTTCAAGATCAATATTGTTGAATTTCAAGAACTCTTCAATATTGAATTGTGAATACATCTCAATGAATGTCTTACGTAGTGAAACGTGCATAGCTTCAACATCACTTGGATGAGTGGCAAACGAATCATGGATTGGTAGAACTTGACCATCGAAATCTAAGATAGTTAAACATAAGTGACTGCTATCCATACTATGTACAAAGTTAGGTACAATACCGTTAGCTGCTCTTAAGGTATTATATTGGTTATCTGGATAACTATAAGCAATTCTGGAGATTCCCATTGAACGAATTGCTACAAGTTTAGTCACCATACCCTCTGCCCAATTCACAACAGGAACACCTACTGGACTAAACCAACGCATAGCATCAGCTTTATTTTTACGTACAACGTTCTGCAAGTAGTTCATCATCTCCGCAGATTTAGGTACAGTATCTTCGACACCTTTACGTAATGCCTTACCAACTGGTTTAGCTAATCGGTTGTAAGTAAAGACTGTCTTACCATCTAACTGAATCTCATCCATACCTGCTTCATACATATCATTAGCTAAGCCTTGAATAGTTGATAATAACTTCGAACCGTATACGTAAGTCATCACAGGTTTCTTCGCCATATTACGACTAATGGGTTTATCCACCCAATACTGACGTACAGCAGGAGAATCAGCTAATTCTAGTTTGGACTCATCTGCTATGTGTGCTACACGCATATAAATATCAGACTTCTGGTCTTCACCATTATCTAGTAAGTTCGTGTATAAACCACCTACCTCGTCTCTAGTGAGCGCAGATAAATGCTGTAACCCTGAACAAGTAGCGTCCATTGCAACGGGCACATGACAAACATACTCTGTAGGGTCTGGTAGTTGTAAAGCAGATTGAAGCGCCAACCCAGCTTGCAACAAGGTGAACGCTGTATCAGGCTCAGGGGCATCAACGTCAAACGGGTTATTGATAAAATTCTGAATGTAGTTCCAGTTGTCATCACACCATTTCTCCTTTAAATCAGGATCATGTTTATCATAACCACAACAGTTTGCAACATGAATCTTTAACCATTTAAGCCCTGTTTTACCTAGAGGTTTACCCTCTGCAAACTCAAGACAACCTTTAATACAATCGTTGGACTGTGGGTTAATACTACTACGGAAGTAAAGACGACCTCTCCAATCAATAAATGTTGGGAAGTATAAACGTTCTTCGTCCTGATATTTAATCAGTTCTTGAATACGACTTAAGATGCCATGTTGACGACCAACACGTTTAGCTTCTTGTGTATACCATGAACTCATTAAACCTTTCCAGAATTGGAACTGATCTAATTCTTCCTCAGTAGCTTCCGACTTTAACCAATCATCAGTAAAAGGAAATGCAGGTTTCGGTGCAGGTTGATAGCTTGGTAAACCTAAAATACCTACACGCATAGCAACTGCTTTACGTAAGATTGCTAAGATGTCTTTATTGATCCTGTAAGGTACAGACTGTGCTTTATTCATTGCAGCCTTAACTAGCTCTGCACCATTGTTTAAGTTATCAATAACCCAATGCTTGTGCTCTTTTTTAATAAAGCGAATACCACACATAGGTGAGTTATGTTTAAACCATTCAGTTAAATATCCACCGTTATACTGACCTTCCCAATCCATAGGTTTGATCAACATAGGAGGATATTTAACAACTGCTCTCGCTGCACTCGCTGCATCCTGAAAGTGCTTCGCTAAGGGTTCAGAAGCTTTAATGTGGTACATACCGCTATCCAGTTTAGCCCATTGGAATAATCCTGTAGCGTCATATAAACAACTTACCAACAACTTAGCTACACCTATACGCTCCTCTTGTGACCACTGTTCCCAATCTAGTTGAATAGACTTAGAACCTGCTAAGAATGTACGATAACGATGGGTAACTGATTTTGTACCTGTGTTGTCTAAATACTGGATAGTCTTGTCAGTATATGCAGGGTTTAACTCTTGCATAAATACCAACATAGACTCTGACTCAATCATACGACCAATACCCGTAAGTACTTTCTGCATAGACACTGGTTCAGGTACAGCACATGCATTAATAATATCACGTAATGCAGCCATTACTAAAACTTCTGGATCAGCGATAGAAAGTAATTTTAAATATTTACCGCCAACACCACGAATCTTTTGCTTCTTAACTGCATTTAAAGCTTCTACACCAACTTCAAATGCTTTAGCTAATAGGATACGACCTGTACCTACGTCAGCAGCACGTCCTTGCTGATATGCATCTAGTACCTGCTTCTGACCAGCAATGATACTATCGTGACTATATGATTCTTCAAGAGCTATTTGGCGTTGGTATAGATCAGACATTATATCTCCTAAACTTTAATTTTGTTTACTAGCTGTTGGACTTTACGTTTGAGGTCATCAATAGAACCATCATTATGAATTACATAATCTACGTAATCATAAGGGTTATCTGATAGCTGTAGTTCGGCTGCGTATACTTCCGAAGCGTGTAGTTTACCTTTTGGTACAGGATGTCGGGTAATTAGAATGTTGAAGTCTACATCCTCATTACCAAAACGAACATCGGGGATGATCAGGTTACGGTCTTGATTTTTAAGATAATTAACCCAAATATCAGGATCAATAGCACGACCTACTTCCGTACCTAATAGTTGTTGGAATTTACGAGGACTCATCCAAGTACACGAGTCAATATGTTTTTGGCATAAAGCATTCCATTCATCTAAATCTATATCAGACCTATTAAGCTTAAGGTACACATAATCAGTAGCATCAATAATCTTATCAGCTAGATATAAATCTACGAACTTATCCACCTCCTTCACATTACGATCATCAAAGTTCTCACCAAACACTTGACGTGCTGCTTCTTTAAGTAAGCCTGCATAACGATCAATTTCAAAGTTGTGACCATTATCCCACAACGCACGTTGTAAGATAACTGCTACTGTGTCTTTACCTGAACCTGCTAGTCCAATTAAACCTATCTTATAACTCATTAAGCATGTTCTCCTTCGTAAATTTCTCGCATGTGTTCAAGTTCAACTTTCTTCTGCATAGCATAACCATCAGCACAACCATATAGCATTAAACATCCTCGGAAGTGGTGATTACCTTGCCAACCTTTATACGGCTCGTCATGTACATAACATGCACCGACCACTGCTGCAAACTGCTTGCGACCTGTCATAGGTAATTGACGTTCTGCATAAGCATACATTTGTTGATGTCCCATTACGAAAGATTCACCAACTGTCTTAAGACGTAGATCAAGATTACCGCCTAGTGGCTTACCTGTGTTCACGTTAATTACGTAGTGTACAAAGTGAATACCACAAATATTATGCGGTTTTAAGAATGGGATAACTTCCCAACCATAATCATGAAATGCTAATTTATCTGTACCAATCAGACCTTCAAACTCTGGATGGGTCTTAACAAAACGATCAATGCGATCTTCATGATTACCTAACACCACAACCTTACGTGGATTATAACCTTTAACAGATCGGATATAATCTTCAATGATGCCTAGAGCTTCATCACCTGCTTCAATATCTAATACAAAGCGACGACCTTCTGCACTAAGTTGCCCTTTATCATATGTGCTTAACGATGCCATATCATAATGATCACCAATCTGTACAATAATGTCAGGTTGTTTAAGTTTGATATAGTTTGCAATCCAGTGGATATAGTCAAGACTAATACCTTGTTTAACCTGAGTATCACCAATTACAAAGATTGTAGGCTTACGCATCTTCAATGCTACACTCTTGTCAACACGATGAGCTAACTTCTGAATGTTATCTCGAATAGTTCGATCAGAAATACCTAACTCTGTAGCAATCTCTGAGCTAGTTAGACCTTGAAAGTGCATACGAAGAGCACGTTGTTTCCATTCTTTTAAATTGCTGAATACTACTTTAGACATAAATTACTCACCTTTCTGTTTACGTTGTTTAACTACTGCTCGTGCTTTTCGTGCTGCTGCATTTCGTTTCACACGCTGAGCTTCTTTCTTCTCATCGGCTGTTTTGTGACTTGGGTAAATCATAGTCGTTGGATGTGCATCACAATAAGCATAATAATTAAGTAGGTTCTGCAACCACTCTCGGATTGCTGCATGCTCTTTAGACTTACTGCCCCAAGAACCTACTGCATTAATTACCTTACCTTCACCAGCGTTACAAGAACGGTGAAGAGTACCTCGTATTAAACCAGTCACATGGTCATGGTCCACTGCGTAATCTGAATCTCTACCCATCTTAGTAAAGTCAATCGGCTTGTGACATAGTAAACACTTCTCACCTTGCTCTTTATAGAGCTTCATAGCGATAGGTCTTAATTGACCTCTGGAAATCTTACGTGCTGTCATCCTAATAAATTCCCGAATATCTCTTTCTCGGATTGTAGTTGCTCGTCGGCTAATTTCCAATCCCACGCACTGAACTCATTATAGAAACGGGCTAATCGTGCTACACTTGGACGACTACCTAATGAGTTACCTAAGCGTACCTTATGTACCTCTACGAATGGGTCAGGGTTCTTTAAAGTACCATCCTCTGCTAAGTACCACATGTTAAAATTAAAATCGAAGCTTTTTACAAGTTGTGGAATACTACGATGATACTCACGATCATACGCCACGATATTAATATTACCTTCACGCCAATCTGCTACAAAGCCAGTATGACCTTCATATAGAGAACGTTCAGCTTTAGTTAATAATTGTTGCGAGTGTGCAGGTAAACCAAACTCTGCTTGAAGCTCTGCAACATCATCTATATCTTTAACAAGTACTGCTATATCAATATCCGAAGTATCTTTACCATACTTAAGTTTACGACAGTAACCACCGACTAATGCTGCTGTAAAACCGTTATCTTTTAACCAACCTAAAACATTTTGAATTTCTTCTGGTAACTCAACTTTAGTTGTCATAAGACTCATCCTCTATACGTTTCCAATCACCACCAAAGCAATCCTCTAAGAATTGTAAATTTGCTGGACTAAGGTCATGTTCTTTTAAGAACTTATATGCACTATCTTCACGGTTGCGTAACAACCACATAGCTTCTGCTTCTGGTAATACGTTTTGATTGATAGCTCTATAACCGTCTAGGACGACGTTACAGGCTTCATTCTCATCCTTGATAGGTTCTAAGGTAGCTAACGTTAAAGCTTCACCACAAGCCTTACCGTTTAATTTAATGATACCTTTAACGTTATCCGCTACATCCCCCATTAGTAATTGTGCAAAGAAGAACTTTGTACCCTTACCGATAATTTTAGATGCAGGTTTTAAACTCGGTGTCAACCACTCTTTCTTAGCAATCCATCCAAAACGATCACCTTTAAGTAGAGTTTCGAACTTACCTTCATCCATGTTATAGGATTTGTGTGGGGATATTTGCAAATCTTTATCCGCACTTACTAAGATACCATTCTGATAATGATAATGGTCAATCATTAAAGCATCATCGGCTTCAATATCATAGTGACTGAACACCTTGATTGTAGGATGATCTTTAAAATACTCAGGTGCAATATTGCGTAACTCTTCTAAGTTAGCAGGTTTTTGCTTACCTTCTCGGTTCCCTTGATAAGGTTTGACTGTGTTCAATAAATGACGTCCGTTCTTAGCACAACCTGTCGGAGTTAAATGAACTCGTGCAGTTGTTGCACCTGTTAAGAACATCTTTTCCTGAATAGCAATCTCGAAGTTATTAAGAATAGTTTGCATCTTACGATACTGAGTGCATACATAGTAGCAGTCGCTATCTCCATCATGTAATAACACATCTCCTTGATGACCTGCTTTGTATGTATCCACTTTAGAGATACTATCGGAGGTTACGCCAAAGCGTGATAGAATATTATTCATCCCAACGTCCATAAAGTTTATTAACAAATTCTAACTCAGAAATCAATCTCTGACGTTTAGCATAGAAGCAGTGATGATCAAAGAAGTAATTCTCCTTCCGAGTATCTATACCAATAGTACGTTCCACTGATATATAATCCATACGCTGCGCTAACTGTTGGTTCAATATCGATTCAGCATGTTGTTTCATCCAATGCGTTGATCGATGGTCATGACTAACAATGACAACACGTTTATCAGGGTGTTTAACCAAATACTCAGCAGCCTTTAATATCATACGAGTTGTACGACCACTTGCACGGTTACTCTCAACATTTAAACTCATTCACACTTCTCCCCACAGTAATGACAAGTTCCAGTATAAGTTGCTACTAATCCACAATTAGGACAATTCATTGGTGTTGCTGGTTGAAAGTCTTCATCTTCGATATAAGTGTACATGTAATCTCCTAGAGGTTGCCTCCCGAAGGAGGCTTATAATTTGGTTGTAAGTAGGCTTAAACGGCTGGAACTGCTGGTATGTCTGCTACAGGAACTGCTGGAATATCTGTCTTATCTTCCTCAACATGTTGGTCATTAGGGTCTGAGTCTTCTACCTCAGCCTCAAGTGCTGGTAAATCCTCACCTTGACTAATCAATAATAGATCAATTGGCGAACCTTTAAAGTTCGTAGCACTACGGATTTTCTCTTGAATGAAGTTCTTACTTTTCTTCTCGATAACTTCATTACCATTTGCATCCTTAGTTTTCTTCTCGTATTCACCTTCAATGTAGATTGAATCCCATTGCTCCTTAGTAGGTGCATCCCACAAGAACAATTGATATTCTTCTGCTGGTGTATCTGCTACACCATCCTTACCTGCTTCATACATAGCACCAGTCATTGCGTTAGCAATTGGTTTCTGTAATTGAGAGAAATCATAAGTGTTATATTCTTTACCGTCTTTACCTTTCTCAATACCAATTGATAATAAGTAAATGCTACCAAGCTTCTGTACAAAGTGTGTTGCATCTTTAGCATAGTTCAGTGCATTGAAGATTTTCACAGCATTAGCTTTTTCATTTTGGTGTAACACAATATCGAAACGTGTACGAATCTTTTCAAGTTTACCGTCTTGTACGTATGGTTCTTTTGTACCGTCAGGGAGAGTACCAATACCTGCAAGGATATGGAATCCTAAAGAAGCAGTCTTAGCTGGTTTCTTAGGTTGACCTTTGAATGGTTTCTGTTTCTGAATACCATGGTCAATGTATTGTGTGAATTGTACAATCGCTGTACCTTCACCTAACAAACGTTTCTCAAAACCACCTGCTGTGGTTTCAGTCATGTCTAATTGTACTTTACCTGATTCGATTGCTGCTGCTGCTTGTGCTAATAATGCGTTCATACTGATACTCCTAAAATTTCATAAAGATCGTCAAGTGTAATTGTGATGCAGTCCACTGGTCTAGCCACTGGAACTGGCTCATATCGTCTGTATTTACTTCGTTGTGGTAGTGGTATACGTACCGAACCTGTTTGTCGTACTAACGCTAAACAATGCTTTAAGCGCTCACCGCTAAGACTGTTTAGGTAGAACGTCTTTAAAGCATATTCTACATCTTCATTAAGTAACATCTACCTTATCCATCATGTTAATGCCGTACTCGGCTGCTGCTGGGAACGGTGTTGTATCATATCGCCACTCTTTCAATGCTGGGATAATCTCAGCCATGTACTTAGGTGTTGATTCCATAATTTCCTGTACGAGTTTACCGTACTCATTCGCTAAAGATTCGGACGCACAATCGAGATATATAGCATCATGCACAGTATTGATAGGTAACACCAAACCGCCAGCGAAGTCCCTAGCAATAAGTTCTCTAATAACCCGACCGCATGCGACTTGCACAATAAATGACGCTTCGCCTTGACACCAATAGTTCGCAAGCTGTGTATCTTTATAATCATATTTCTCACCTACGCCTTTAACGTATTTGGGAAATTGACGGAAGCTATAGCAGGTTCCACTGTTAGCTCTAAAGAATCCACGTCGGAAGTGTTTCCATACACCGTTAATGAGTTCTGATTCCATCGGGACTGTGAGTCCGTTTTGTTCGACTTGTGGACGTACAACTCGTTCAGCATATGTGGAAGACTCTGGAAATAACTTACGCTCTGTCTCTTTAAACTGCTCAGCCTCTTCAAGTGAACACCCTGTTGAGAAGCTAATGCCCATAGCGGAAGCCCCGTATTGGTTAGCGAAGGCACGAGGCTTAATATCGGTACGTAGTTGTTTATATTTCTTGTGTTCAGGATGAGACTTATCATGACACTTCTCAAACACAGTTTCATAATCTTCTCCTAAAGCACCTGCTAAACGATAGCAGTGCATATCTGTACCATCAATCAACTGTTGAAGTAAGTTCTTATCTCCTGAGATACTAGCTAATGTTACGACCTCAAGTGCTGAGTAATCGACCTCAACAATACGCCCTTCTTTACCGAAACGCGATTCGAACATCTGTTTAACTTTAGATGTCCCGTCTCGTGGAATATTCTGCATGTTAGGACGAGAACCTGATAAACGACCTGTAACGGTTGCACAGTTGTTTAATTGGTGATGGATGATTCCATTTGGTTCAACATATTGAAGCATACCCGACTGCTTACCCTTATCATCTTCAACAAGATAATACGTCGTGGTATCTTTAATTAACTTCTTCATGTCACGTAACGGCTGTGCTGCTTCTGTGAACTTAGCTACTAAGTCTAAAGCATCATCACCTGTTGAATATACAGGAGTACCACAAGCTGTATGCACACGTTTACCTTTGAACTCTGCACGATCACCTGTGAACTGTTCAGATACATGCTCAGGTAGTTCATCGAAGTTTACCAAACCTTCAAAGCGGTATGTTCCTTTACCCCATTTAAGTTTCTCCACATCAGAATCAATCTTAAATGTTTTAGGTAATCCTTTATTCTTACCAGCCTTATAACGAGTCACAACACACATACGAGTCTCTTCGAACTCTGCAATATCCGTGACTGCCTCAGCTTCTACATAATCAACCGATCCATCTTCATAAGTTAATTGATAAGCTTCAACTTGTTCAAACTTAGGAGGATCATAAGGAACTTTCTTATCGTAGGTAATAGTACCGCCAAATAAGAACGCACTCATATGATAACCAGAAGTGAATGAGAACTCTAACTCATCAGGTAAATCTTTCGGTAGATAACTACGAACATCCTCTTGTAACTCTGCAATACGTTTGTACTGCTCATCCATGTTCTTCTTAGCTACATCCATGTTTACGTACAAGCCGTTATACGTTGCGATAGCATTAAACAATAAACTATCCATACGCATCTTAGCCATTTCATACATACCGACTTCTTGCATGTACGCTACCTGAGCAAAACATACTCGACGTGTATTCGCTACGTCACCGTTATGCTCATCAGCTAAGTATTCCATTAACAATGCTTGGTCGATTTCAGAAGTCTTATAACCTTGTTCCCAAAGTAACTTAACCGCATCAATCTTTTTAGTACCACCATACTTAACAGAACAATCTTCAAGCTTAGGATACATTTCAGTTTGATGTGAGATTAAGAACTCTGCAAACTGCGTACACCAAATACGACCGCCATTCTTAATCCAGTTAAGGAATACATCACCGTAGTATTTAAGGTTCCAATGGATTTCAAATGTAGCATTGTGGGCTACATAAACTTGCTGACCTTCTAAAGCCTTCTCTAACCAGTTAGAAGTTAAACCTTCTTCCTTATTGTTAAAGTAAAGACTATGTACTGGTCCATTATCAATTGCCCAACCAGTAGCTACAATGTAATTCTCAGGGCAATGTGGACTTGCTAAAGAACCACAATACTCATAGTTCTCTGTTTCATAGTCGTGGATTAACCATGCCATATTATCTACCTTTTAAGTATATTTATAAGAAGAAGTATAAATAAGAATACTATAATATTACTTATGTATATTATTATAGTTATATTTATAATATTTAATATCATATTTATATCTCCTTCTATTAGTGTAACTTCAAATAACTAACTACTAAATCAGTTACTTACATTACCCAATTAACGATTAATTAGGAACAATACTATAGATATAAATAGTAGTGTTTGTTGCCATCCTTCAAGAGCATTCCACCATTCAAGCATCAGGTTCCTCCTTATCTTCACGTACCCGAATCACTTTAGGTAATCTTAATGCTTTACCTGTACTTGATTCTTGAAGTGCTTTAACTTCCCAAATCTTACCTACTGGATCAGGTTCAATACACCCTTGCTCAGCAGCCGTTAAGACTGGATGGAACCCTGCTTCATAGGCTTTCGTAAGTTCGATTCGTCTTTCATCAGTCCATCCTTTACCCAAGTCTGCGGAGAACCTATTGCCCTTATAAGAGAATTTAAGCTTAGCAATTTGACATTCACGTTTACCTTTACCATACTCAACTCCTACGCAAAGTAGATCAAGATGAAGACCACGAACAATCTTCATTGCCCGATAACCTTTATGACCAGCTACCCAATCAAGGTCTTGTTTAAATACAGCACCTTCATGACCTAACTTAATGTGCGTATCAGCGTATTGCTCAGCATCGTCTTTAGAACTAATGATTGCATTATCTACAAGATAGAGACCGAGTAGAGCGATTTCTAAGATTCGTTTTAATTCCGCATAACGGTCAGTATAGTAACGAACAGAACCACCAGATAGGAACTCATCAAAGTGTAAGTAATCATGCAACATCACGTAGGATTGATCCATTGCCTCTATATCGGCTGTTCCCCACTCTGCCTTACGGTTGGTACTTACTAAGCCTGAAAGTTCCTCTAGCGTGATTGTAGGCGCAACCAGCTCACCTATGTAAACACCATCAGCTAAACCACATAAGCCCATAAAGTAATCAGTTTCGTAAAGCTCTCGGTAGTATTCCTTACCTGTTCGGCTATAAGCTTTAGGCATACCGTTATGCATAACGATCAGAATATAAACACCATCATACTTGATCTGCCCGATTAAAGGGTATGCAATCTTACTTTCAGGCACTTCATCAAAGTGTTTGACAAGTTGAACAGGGTTCTTAGTCTTAGCTAAGTATTCTTCGATTAGATCATGACTCATACGTTTGGAACCTCTGTTTTGTTAGCGAATGGTTGACGAATAAGTTTACGAACAATATCAGCATCTTGCTCACTAGCCCAATAGAAAGCAGTACCCGCCTCAATGTTACGCACTGCGTGTTGACGCGCACATTGGTAAACCGCGTTCTTACTAAAGCTTACACCGTAGAAGTCACCAGCATGCTTATTCCCATTCTTAATAGGTGCAGGTACTTTATGTCCAAAGAAGTCAATATATTGCTTAGCGATACGGAAGATACCACTCTCAATACCACCATAACTCAAACAACGAGGATTTTCTATTCGCTGCCATATCTGTCGAAGCTGATTGAAATGTTCTAAGGTCTCACCTGCTCGAATAGCTTCGAATACTTTTTCAGGTGTAAGTGGAACCTCTAACGAGAAGTACTTTGCAGCATAATGTTGATCACCAATCTGTACTATGTCTGCAAACTGATTCCAATTACCAATGTATACTTCACCGATAACTAGATCAGAACCGCCTGTTAAACGCGTAGCGATAACTCGTTGTTCTTGTTTCATTTCCTTAACCTCTTGTTTACCTGCTTTAAATAGTACAAAACGATTTGCATTGTAGAATGTACTTAACCCATTATCTAATCCGATTGTATTATCTCGGACTATTGTGACTTTGTAAACCCCACCATTACTTACAGTTTCACAACCGAAAGAGTTACAGCATCGAACTAGATCACCAACTTTAAATCTATTCATAATTATTTCCAAGTGTTTAAGTCAGGGTTAAAGAATGTCTCAGCTTTGAGATATGATTTCTTACCTGCACGTTTAAGTTTATTCTTCGGTGTACTGATACCACGTTGGTACTCAATATCCTCTGTAGGTTGCATCCAAGCACCACCAAAGATGGCTAAGTCTAGTGTAGTTTGTACACCTGTTTTACTGTTCTGTAATGCAGATAGTGGTGGGAATAGCATATCCATACCCTCAGCACTCACCTGAATACTTCCGATATGGATCATCTTATGAATCGCTGCGAACTGTCGCATCGTATCCCACACCGTTTCTAACTGCTGTACATCATTAGCGGCTTGAGCGCCTACACAGCGAATACGTCCAGTCATGTCTGTGATTACACAGAATGGTTTATGTTTACTGATTAACTTATTAACATCAGCAGTTGTAGCACCATGAATATTCACTAATCGAATAGCATCAATACGTCCAACTACTTTCTTATAAGCTTCACGTAAACCGTCACCACCTAACTCTTTACGCATTTCGAACAGCTTACTGCTATCAACGCCAAGCACTGTACTGTATACACGAGGCATAATGTCCTCTGCTGTACCTTCATTAATCAAGTACAAGATAGGCTGGAACTCTACCTCACCAGCTTCTACCAAGTCCTTATGCTGTACTGCAAATGACTTAGCAATCGCACAGAATAATGATGTTTTACCTGCGTTGGTAGGCATAGCTAATGCAATGTTCTTACCAGCAGTTACACCTTTAAGATCATCACAGATAACATCAGGTAAACAATCGAACTTATAACCACTATCATCAGCAGATAAGTCAATTAACTCTGCAATATCTGTGTCGCACCAAAGCGCTTCTACTTGCGTTGTAACGCGTTGTTTGTGTGTTTGGGTAGCTACCTCAAGCTCACTTGCTAAATCGAACTCCTCACCGCTCTGGAAGCGCTTAAGGATCATACCGACTTCACCTTCGAACCTTAGTACTTCAAGTTGATCACAAGTATTCTTGATAATATCCTCACTCACTGGCTTACGTAACAAAGTAGTCAGCGCAGCCATAGCAGTGATTTGCTCTTTCGTCATGTTACCTTTAAGTTTCACCAGCGTATCAAATGCAGACCAATCTACATATTGATGATCTGGATACTCCTTAAAGTAAACACCAAACCAATCCAGTAATCGGACTGTGTTAGCGTCTAACATATCTTTAGGTACAGACGTATAAAGAAGATCGAAACGCTTCTTATCACTCAATGCATGTAACACATTCCGATCAATTGGTTCACGGTCAGACATAAAATTTCCTAATTATTTCAACTTACTAGCTAATTGGTTTACAGTTAAGTGTGTACACCACTCTTCAAAACCGTCATTACGTCCGAACTCATATTCTTGCAGACTAGACCAGACACATACAGACATATTAGGTTTAACTGTGTGAACAACCTCTGCATGTTGTAACTTTCGGATATTCTTAGAGTGTAACAATGACACTAACTGATTACATTCTGCATCTGTCTTAGGAATAACACAGATAATAGCCATTACTTAAATACCTCCGAATCAAGTACACCATGTTCTTTCCAATGGTTGAAGGCGTTGATGAAGTCATCAGGAGATTTAGCATCGTAACTATCTTCTGTCACGATGTTACGACTACCATCTGCATTCGAGCTTGGACCATCTATACCTGAGAACTCAGGATGTTGATACACAGCATCCCACCAAATCTCCACGTTGACACCATCAGAACCATAAGGCATATAGGCTTCAAAACCTTGATTATCTTGATTATTTAGGAAGTCTACAATAACCTTGTGTTGTTCAGCGTTTACGTCAATATTAATACCGTTGTACAACATTAGATTTCTCCTAAATTTTCATCGTTTAAATAACCATCGTGACAGAAGCAATTCACAGCATGTTTAAACTGTTCCACAGATTTAACCTCTACTGTGTCTGACCCACAAGGTTCATGTCGTGCGGGGTTCAAACCTGTTGTATCTTGATTCAAACGGACACAAACTACACCACAACCACCAGTATACTCGTCGAGTTTATACGTGTGCATACTATGTACAGGGAATCCATTGTTCTCAGCGTGTTGGATAGCCAGTACCCATTCACTACGAGTGTTCACATTAAACTTAATAAAGCGATAATTATCACCCATTAGATAACTCCAAATAATTGTTTGATTTCATTAGGTTTTAAATCTTTTGGATCGTACCCATCAGGGATATTCACCCGTAAATAAGGTACACCAAAAAGACTAAGACGATTACTAATAAGCCGTTCAGCAGTTTGTCCTGCAAGATCGCCATCCAATGCAAGAACTGGCTTACGTGAGGATAAGAAGTTAAGCTTTTCATCTTCAAAGTTAGTTCCTAGTAAACACATAGCACTGCAACCTGAGTAATGTTTTATCTTCATACTTGAAAACAAATCCTCAGTAACAGCTACAGGCTCTCGTGTATCGAATTGATTTTTGCCTTGCAAGTACACAAAGCTCTTAGGATTTTCTTTATAGTATTTGTACCACTTCATAGGTGAGACACCAGTACAATCTCTACCGACGTCAACACCTTCGAAGCTAAATACTAACCGATCATCCTCTAAATTATACATAGGTCTATATGGCTGTAGAATCGTCGTAGAGACACCTTTACTCTGGAGTAATACAACCATACGTCTGTACTTACTTTCGTGCTTCTCCGCTAATTCTGTAAGCGTACATAGCTGTTTATAGTTCAAGAAGTGCTTAATAGTAGGTGCTTGAACTAACGTCTCCCTAGCTAAGTGTGTCTTCCAGACCTTACCACCTTCATGACAACGATGACACCAACATGACCAACTGTCTAAGTTGTTATAAACATCCATTGCTTTAGTATATTCTGCACCGTGATACACCCGACGCTTCTGTCCTAATGGTACAGCCCTAGCTTGATCCAGCCATTCACTGCTATGAAGCATCTCCTTTCACCTTACGTAATTGACTAGGATATAGGAAACGTTCACAAGTCTCGTCACTACCATCAAACTGTACATACACATGTAGCTCTGAATCCCCTACGTCATCTATACGCATGATAATACCTGTAGCACCATCACTAAAGTGCTCTCTATCACGACCTATTAAGTGTTTAACCTGAACACGTTGACCTACAACACAATTCTTACGCTTCATCTTTAACTTCCTCTAAGTTTAAGTGTGAACCCCAATCATCTAGCATACTATCTTCAAAACGCACACGTGTAGATAAAATACCCCATGCATTATAGTGTGCAGGTTCCTTATCAATCACTACACCTATGCGACCATATGATTCTTCCTCAAATAAATTACCATTAGGGTTATTAGCAACTCGAACACGCATACCTACTTTAACTTTACCGAATTTCATCCAACTACCCTCACTAAAGGTTTAATAAACGTAATATCACAGTACCATATATGTCCATTATCGAACTGTATCTGTACCAGCTCATCCATGTGACAAGAACCTACAGTACCTTTAGTACCTTTTGGTATAATAGGACTCGCCTCTGTACGGTAAACCCGATCACCTGCCTTATAGTTATGCCCATGCATTTCGTTTAGCCTCACGCTTAGAGCGACGATCTAACTTACGCTCTTTGACAATATTCCTACGTTCACGTTGTTCACGCTTACGCTGTTCATAGTTAGTTAGTTCTTGAAGTTCATCAACATAAACTTGTGTAATACTATAACCTTTAATCGACATGTTCTACCTATTAACGAAAGTGATTGATGATAGACTTAAGAGTAATTAAGAATTTCTTAAATAGGGATGTCTTTACACCGAATGGCGGGTATTCAACCAACGGCTTAAGTTCAATAACTTTAGCATTAGGTGAATAATCCGTTAGTTCAGCACTATCAAAGATGTTTAGTTTACCTACATGTCGATAGATGTTTCGAGTTTTAATTGTAAGTGGAGTCCCTGCCTTAGCAGCATTAAAACCACTGTCGGTAACACACACTGTAGCAACGTTACCTTTAACTCGAATGCCTTTAGGATTGTCAGGGTCATGCTGACCATAATTTGCCTTTGGCATTATGTAACGTAACGCAATACCACAATCCGCTAACACTTTCTTAGTAGCTTTAAAGTGTTCAGGTGAATAGTTAGCGACACAGAAATCAGGATATTGTTTTTCAGTAGTCATATTATTTAGCTCCTTTTACTTCAACAGCGAAATGTTTAGGTGTACCGTGTTTACTAACATACTCGTTGAGTTCTTTGTTAAGTAACTCAGGTTTAAATACTGCTAAGTATGCAGCTTGATATAACGCAGCGAATGGAATGAATAGGTCCTCACCTTGTTCACGTAATAGCATCACACCGTTAAGATGTTGTTGAGCTAAGCGTAATAACAAAGCACTTGGTTTAATACCTAAGCGAATTAAGAAGCTGTTTGTTGTAGGTTCGAAACACCAACCACGTACAGTACTCTTACCTACACGAACATGGTCCGTAGGTTGTTGGTTGTAAGTAAATCCACCAGCTTTAGCAGCTACATTGTGTAAACCATTTAACACCGAATCGCCTAGCAATACAGCACGGAGTACCTGCTCTACTTTATGGTTGTAGATAGGATTACCGATCCACTCTACATTATCAAATTTACCAACAGGATAAGCGTTACGTTTAGTCATTGTATAACTCCTTTAGAGTTGTTGAGAATATTTACTAACAGCATCCATATAGAATGCTGCTATAAATAAACTCACTTAGGAACACATAGTGCTGTAGCAGTATATCTCGAAGATTGTGTACGTTTACTATGCTGCATGTAAGCATTACCTGCACTCAAACAAGCAGCTTTACTACTGAAATCGTGCTGACTAACAGAAATACTTTCATTATTCTGATACACTGTTAATGTTAATATTAAAACCCACATGATCTACCTCAGATTGAATTAGTTACACCATTAAGATAATTAGCTAGTCGGGTAGCTGGTCCTTTTGTACGATAGAACGCTACCACACGTCCGTCAGGAGTCTTTACAGACCAACCATGTAGGTGACTACCGAACACAACTAAGTTTGGATTCTGGTACTTCCCATGCTGATATAGGACACGTCCAGTCTGCACATCAACAACCTTACCGATTGCATTATGTAGCACAGTTCCAGCACCTACTAACTCAAAGTCATGGGCAGATATTGCACCTTTTGGATAAACAACATAACCAATACAACCACTTTCTTCCAACCAATCTGTACCATCATCATCCATATAGAACAACCGAATCGGTGTGGTCTTATCTTTATATTGCTCAATAACTTGTTGAAGTCTTACGTCCATAACGTCCATAATGTCACCTTAATTACTTTCAGATAACCAGCTAAGCACTGGTATCGCTAGAATGAGATAGAATAGAATAATAACTTTCCACTTATTAGTTATAGGTAGCACCCATATAGAGAAACATAACGCTGCACCTATAAAGTAGTGGATCACAAATAGCCACTCAAGTATGCTCATGTTCTTCCTTGCTAGGATTAGCTAACCATTCATACGCAGACAACACTGCATACGTTAAGCAGAATAAACCAGTTGTAAGTACGCTTTTCATAGCCCACACTGTCCCATATAACCTAACATATACGCTTTAGCAATAGAGATACGTCCTTGCTTCAACGCTCGATAACCTGCACACTCGTCTAAACGTCGTGTTGTTTCAGCACGTTGATCTTCGCAGAAAGTACCTTTCTCTTTAAAGTACTCTACTTGCCCTACAGTATCATGGTACATTATAAAGAATACTTGCATAGCTAACACAATGTCGTTATTAGCTAAAGCGAACTCATAACATCGTTTAGCCATTAGACAGTTAAGATAACGTTCGTCTTCATACTTAGTTGTACCCCGACCAAGTTCGTAAGCAAATGCGTGGTCATGATCATGTACAGCACGATACAGTAAGTTTACTTGTTGGCTTAAATATAACTTATCTGCATCGTTAGCACCGCTATACACTAGGAAAGGTGAACCAAAGTTCTTAGCACATAACCACATAGCATGCACTTGTTTACCTGTACTAGGAACTTCCTCCGCATTAGCGGAATAGTGTATAGGATACTGCCCTTGTTGTAATAACAAGGTTTCTTCAAGACACTGAGCAATTACAGTCATAATAGGCTCTATACCATAGATTATATGTGACATATTAACAATCCTTACAGACTAAATAAGATAAGAAACATCCAGCAGCAATACATAAAGAGAATACAAAGACTTGTTCAATTATTGACATATCACTTCCCCTTATAACGTACTACAATTTCAGATAATATAACGACGATTACAGCTAAACATACACCGTACCAGAAGTGATGAGGTAATCCTAAGAACATGAATGTCGCCCTGTTGTGTATGGTCCACTAGGTAGGTCAACCACATCTAAGTATTTAGCTACTGCGTCCCAACGATCTTTATAGTCACCTTCCTTAAGCAATGCAGCTTCAAGTTTAGCTTGTAAGTACGGGATACACCGTTCAGCTAATTCCTTACGCTTAGGATTAGCCCATCGGTTAGGATCACTATAGAACTCTTCCCGACCTCCTACAGGGAATAGCCAAGTACCTTCTGGATTCTTTAACTGGTCCCACATTTCATCAATAAAACAATCAGGATACGTTAAAAAGAACACGTAACATAGACCACGATTAGATTTAACTATCTTTTTAGTGATAGGTAACTGTACTGGTTCCCCATTTTTCGCTACAACGTAATCCCAAATCACTAGCGCTTCGTTAAGTTGTGCAATAGTGTCTTGCAATTGCTTAATAGTAGGCTCCATGTTACACCTCGACTTCCAATTGGCTTAATAAAGTACGCAACTCTTTAGCTGCATCCGCTTTACCTTCAATATCTACGCCTTTGTTAATCGCTTTATTGTATTTACTAATAAGCGCAGCCACTTGAGCATGTACATCGAAAGTCGTTAACAGGTCTGGTTCAGGTTTAAAATCTACCCAATGATTAGCAATAGCACCAGCTTCATCATAGGTCTTAGTCTTATCCTTAGCGAACAATCGACCTTGTTCAATAGCACTCTTGTCTGCTTTGTTCTCACGGTCAAGCATACGAACATTTCCATACGCTAAAGCCCACTCACAGAATGCTGCCTTACGTGAACCTTTAGGCATAGCTTGAACTAATTTATCCAACAGCGTGCTATCCCCATGTGCATCACAGTGCTTAAGACAACTTACACCAGCTACATGGATGTCGTTGTCTAGTTGCTTACCACGTTTAGAGATAGATGCGATTGCTTTGTTAATATCTTCAACAGTGATTAATAGATTCATAGTGTCACCTTACCGTAGTTGTGGTTAGAAAGATTTATAAGCGTTGTATCGGTTGTGAGTACAGCCAATACAACTATATAAATCCTTAACTATCTATCAAGGTCTTAATGAGTCTTACGTATTGCTCAAGCATAAGATAGATAGTAGATTTAATTAAAAGACTTAACGCCTTAAAGCCTAGTTCGATAAGAGCTTACTACCTAAGTAATAAGTTTATCCTTAAAGGACTTAGTACATCTATCGAATATCGGCTCGATAACGGGATTCACCGCTCAGGTAATTCGTTTCGGTCTACCTTACACCACCTGCGTAGCACATTACATCATTAACGGCTTGCTACTGCCTTACAATTCACCTTCAACATCTACCTCTCAGAAGCTTCTGTCTCTAGCCTAGCTCGTTTGCTATGGTTGTCATCTTAATCATGTTTGATTTCGTTGTCAACACTTAATTTCATATTTATTCAATTTAATTCTTATCAGTGTACCAGCCTAAGCTGACACACTCTTAACAGTATTCACTTGGTACTGTGTATTTTTGAAATTAATATACTCGATTGAGTAGTTACTAAAATAACGGTACCTTATCTTGCGACGATACGTTTTGCCACCGTCCTCTATTAGTACGTACTGTGAACCGTCGCCCTGTACTTCGCCCTTAATGCAGAATTGCACATGATCTACTAATTGTTTCATAGTGTTCACCACTGGATTGATTGATACACTGATAAGAACTAAGATAATTCTAATTAGTGTATCAGCCTTAAGCCGATACACGTAACTCGTTAAGCTCTTTGTTATATTGATCTTTAAGTTTGTATGCATTAGCGCATGCTTCACAATCTTTATTAGTACATGATGCAATGCTACGTACTAATCTACCTATCTCTATATACAATGCTGTTTTACGGTCAGTGTTCATTATGATTACTCATGTTGATTGATACACTAATTAGAACTATCTGAATAAATAATTTAAAGAGTAACTCCGAACTTTAACCTAGCTACTTAATCCTAAACAGGGTAGCGATCAATCTATGCACTGTCTCAATAGAGCTTGCTAGCTAATGATCATTCTAGGTTAAGCTGTTCAGAGTATCAAGAGATTCGTCATCACTTGGTATGAGTGCATAGTAATACGATAGAATTTATACGTCAAGCACTTTCTATAAATAATTTATTCATGTGATCATAAATTAATCAATACTATTACATCTATACTCTTATAAGCTTATTTTCAGGGTAGATTAAATGATTGATATATATAGATAATATTTGAAGTTACACTACTAGAATAGAATAGAATAAGAACTACAATAAACTTCTAATAAATATTAATATAAGAATATACTTATAGAACTATCTATCTATAAGTAATGATAAGAACATATAGATAAGAACTATATAAGAAAGTAATAAGAATATAGATATAAGAATAGTGATAAGAGAGTGATAGAGATAAGTACTCATATAAAGTTAGTAGAGACGTATAGAGCGAATGCATAGAGGTATAGACAGAAAGAACATAGAGGACGAAAGAGGCAAGCTACTGAACCAATACAGACACTCAGAGAAAGAACCTAGAACCTTCCTATAGTAGTTGATAAGTACCGATATACTACCGTTGATAAGTGATACTCCCATAGATAGTCCTAGCACTGTACACTCGAAGAGTGATGTTCTATAGAACGTTCTATATAAATATATTAAGAAAGGTGTAGACAACTGATAAGATAGTTGATAAGATGCGTTCCATAAGACTGATAAGGGATACTCCGATGATAGATATACTATTGAAACATTACTTACTCTTAGTAGGTATAACATGTCTAGTTATATGTATGATAGCTCTACTATACCCTATAGATACTGATAAGGACTCTTGATAAGAGAGTTCCTAGAAATTCCTCAAGAAAGAGGTGTATGGGGGAAGGCTGGACGGGTTAGGTGGGAGA